TCTTGTGGATGGTCGGGTGGGGGGTCCAGCCCTTTTCCTTGGCCTCGGTGTAGGTGGCGAAGCCGGGCTCCAGGCGCTTGCCGCGCCTCATGGAGTCCTGCGCGTATTCGTTGTGGCCGCCGGATACGCCGTGTTCGAACGCGTCGTGGAAGGGCTTCTCGGCGCCCTCGGCGTTCTGGGCTGCGCGGTGCAGGTCGGCGAAGGTGGTCTTGCCGTTGAGGTGGTCGTGGTATTCGTGCAGGGCGTCGAGCATGCTGTGGGCGTTGTCTTCGCGGTGGGTCATGGACAGCCACTCAGGGGTGCCGCCCAGGCCGTGGCCGCGCCTCTGACCGAGTTCGTCGCCGCTCCTGAGGCCGTGGGCGGCGACCCCAGCGGCGTCGGTGGTGGTGTGGTACAGCTTCTGCGGCAGCGGCTGCCAGCCCTTGCCCTCCGAGTGCTGGCCAGTCCAGTCGTCCCGGGTGTCCTCGCGGGCGTCGCCGGTGTAGCCATGCTCGCGGGCCTGCATGTAGTCGAGGTGCCCGAGGGACAGGCCGCGCCGGACGCGGCTCTGGTGATCGGACCAGTCCTCGCCCTCCCCTCGCGCGAAGGACTCCGCCCCAGCGACCGTGGTGAGGGTAGCCATAGTCCGACCGCGCTGGACTCGCTTGCCGTCGGCGTAGCTCTTCCACCAGGCCTTGCCGTCGGGCGTGCGGTCGCCGTGATCTATAGGCGTGCCCGGGTGGCGGCGCTGCATTTCGTCCATGAGGGCGGAGCCGACGCCCTTGCGCTGGTGGTCCTCGTGAGTCTTCAGCTCATGGACAGTGATCTTGTTGTTTTTGCGGCGGGGCACCTGGTAGTCGAGGAAGCCCATTTCTTCGCCGGTCTCGGGGTGCAGGGCTTTGAGCTTGATCCTTGTCGGCCAGATCGAGCTGCCGGTGTCGGTCTCCTCGTGCTCAAAGTCGGGTGTGAGGGCGGCCTGCCGGGAGATGCTGTGGCGCTGCTCGATGCCTGCGCGGTCGGGGTGCCAGCGCAGCCAGTTCGTGGCGTCCTCGTGGCTCAGCTCGTGGGGCTTGACCCAACCGTCGCGCACAACGCCGTCGGTCATGATGGCGTTGCTGTGGGCGTCGCTGTGCTCCTCGGGGGCGTCCCAGTCGACGTCGTCAAGGTCGTGGCCGGGGTAGTTGCTGTAGTGGTTGCCCGCTGCATGCTCGTGGGCGGCGACCGCGTGGGGGTCGGCGCCGTGCCACGGGGGCGGCATCTTGGCGTCACTGGCCGGGGCGTCGTGGTGGCCGTAGTCGATGTGGCCGTTGTTCTGGACCTCGGCGTGTTGGCCGACGGGGTGCCACTTCCAGTCGGGGTGGGTGCGCTCGGGGTGCATCGGGATGGGGTGCCCGTGGGGTTCGTCCTGGCCGTGCCAGACGTAGGCGCCGTCGATGTGGACGTGGCTGCCGGGCTTGAGGCGGACTTCGGCCTCGTGGTCCATGGAGCGCGTGCGTCCGTCCCAGGACGGGTGGGAGCGGGGGATGGTCTGTGCGGCCGGGTCATCGACGCGGCCCTGCCAGAACATGCGGCGCTGGCCCTGGCCCGGGGGCGGGGTGAAGGCGGAGTCGGGGTTGACGCTCCAGTGCAGGCCGACGCCGGAGTGCTGCAGGGCGTCGTGGGGTGCGCCCTCGCGGGCCTCTCCGCGCCAGATGGTGGTACCCGGGACGGGGTTCTTGGCCAGCTGCAGGGCGCGGTGTCGGTGCTCAATGAAGTCCGGGTGGCCGAGGGCGTCCTCCTGCTCTGGCGGGAGCTGGGGGCGCGGCGAAATCTCGCCTGCAGCCCGCTGGAAGAAGCCGATCGCGCTGATGTCCGTCATCCCTGCACCTCCAGCCCTTCACGTCGGTGAAGAGCTGGTGGACATGGGAATGGGAGAGCCCCCCGGCGGTACCTGTCCGGGGGGCTTCTCGTGTCTCGTGAGACGTTTTAAGTAGTGGTCAGTCCCGCCAGACTCCACCACACCCCGGCGCCATCCAGCCGACCTGATCGGTCAGTCACCGGGTGGCACGTTGAGGCACGCCTGCCAGCTGCAGTGCTTACGCCGCAGCCCTTATTCACGAGACGACGCCATCGTGCCACGGAGTTTTCCTCTCGGGCAAGGCAGCCATTCCTGCTCAGCGGCGATATCCGGACCTTGTGCGACCGAGACCTTGATCCCAGCCCTGGCGTCCGGTACGGGTGCGCGTGAAGGATCGCAGAGCGTCCAGGCGGCCCTGCATGTCCTGGTCAGGCATGGCCAGGTCAGGGGTGCGGGCGCTGGATCCGTGCAGGCCGCCCATCATGGCGCCAGTGGGCATGGCGCCGTTGAGCATCTCCTTGTAGCCCTCGATCCAGTCGCCGATGAGGGCGAAGGTTGTGATCATGATCGCATCGGCGATGTCCTTGGTCTGGACGGGGCCGATGGTGGGGTGATCGACGCGGTTAATGCCGGGCTTCTTCTGGAGGAACTTCAGCTCCAGCATGCCCTCTTCGTGCTCGGGCGCGTGGACGAGGCCCATGTTGATCGCGGCCTTGAAGGTCTCGGCGTAGCGCCAGTTGAGCTGGTTGGTGGCTGTGCGCTCCCAGATGTTGACCTTCTTGGGCAGGCGCGTTCTGGCGGTCCGCTTGACGAGTGACTGGATGGATCCGACCGACTGGTACTGGTCGAAGGTGAAGTCCTCGGGGGCGAAGGGGACGATCATGTCGTCCCAGATCCAGTCCTCGACCTCCTCGTAGTCGATGGTGTGGCCAGGAAAGTCGGCCGGATCGAAGTAGTGGATCTTGTCGAAGACGACGTGGGGGCGCCCCTCGGCGTCGATCTCTGTATGGGCGAGGGCGACGCCGAAGCGGCAGTTGACGGAGCTGGGGTCGGCGTGGCCCTTGTACGTGTAGGCAAGGATGCCCTGGGTGGTGGGCAGGATGAGCGGGCTACCGTAATCGGCGGGGCGCTCGTGCCACGGACCGAAGACGGATTCGACCTTGTCCGGATTGAGGTAGGCGTCCAGGACGGTGGCCCACTGGGCTCGGCGCTCGACGGCGAAAGTGTCGGGGTCGGCCTTCTCCAGTTTGCGCATCTCTTCGTCGAAGTTCTGGATGGCGCCCTTGAGGGGCTTGAAGCCGGGCGGGTCGCAGTCGACGTACTCGCCGTTGTCGCCGGTGAAACCCTCGGGGAAGAGGGGCAGCTCGTGGGCGATCTGCCAGTCGAGGTAGACGTCCCAGCTGGGGAGCTGGATCATCATGACGGCGGGGTAGGTGGGGGTGCCGTCCGGCTCGAACTGGGTGGCGCGCAGCCAGTTGTCGTAGAACTTGCCGCTCATCTCCCACGGCGAGCTGGGCTCGACGATGAAGCCGTCCCTGCCGAACTGGTCGAGGGAGGGGACGGAGGCGTCGTAGACCTCTCCGGCGGAGCGGTTGGCGCCGCTGTTGACGACGTGGGCCATCTCGTCGAAGCCGAGGATCATGGAGGCGGGGCCACGGCCCGCCATGACGGTGGACTCCTTGGGCAGGATGTGGAAGGTGGCCATGTCCATGGCGGTCTTGATGCCACGCTTGCGCATGTCTTCCATGCGGAGGAAATCATTTGGCGCGTAGACGGAGAGCTTCTCACCGAGGCTGTCGGCGATGTACGGGGCGAAGCACGGGCCGCCGGTAACGACGTTGACGAGGTCGCGCCACAGGTTCTGCTTGGCCTGGTCGCGCTTACCGGCGAAGATCAGCACGGCGAGCTTCTTGTCGCGGTCGACGCCGTAGAACTCCTGGGGGTCGCCCTTGGCCATGTAGCACCACAGGACGTAGGCCATGGCCAGGGCGCTGATGTGGCCCTTGCCTGCGCGGCGGCCCATGACCAGGAGGATCTCTTTGAACCAGCTGTAGCCGAGGGCCTTGCAGGCGCGCATGCGGCCCAGGAGGTCCGGGGAGCCGGACAGGGGCATCTTGGGGGCGTCCTCGTTGCCTTCCAGCAGGGCCTGGGCGGCGATGGCGTCGAGGGCCTCGGTCATGATGCCGTCGACCTCGGCTGCGAGGGCGTCTTCGGGGCTGGTCTCGGCGAGTTCGGCGGCGCGGGCGGCGCGCTGTTCGTTGGAGGACTTGGCGGTGCGGTAGGACTCGTCCCACTCGGCGACGACCCGGTAGTCGTAGTCCGTGAAGAGGTCTTCACGCAGGAAGAAGACCTTCAGGAGAGTGGCCTGCCTCGGGTAGAGGTTCGGCCGGTTCAGGTACCTCTGCGAGACCACGAACGTAATCGGGTCGGGGACCTCCAGGCCCAGGAACAGCTGGTGGATCTCCGTCGGATCGAAGTTCGCCAGGGGCGAGTTGTCCTCGTTGTTCTTGCTGGTCATGGCGGCGGCCCTCCTCGCCCATTGGGGCGCCGGAGCGGCCTCTCACAGCAGCCAGCAACCGTTATCCGACCGTTACAAATGAGGTGCGGGCAGCGCTCCCGGCCGAAAACGGGCTCTTCCGGAGCCCCGTTCGTTCCCCGGCGCACCCCCGTCGCCGCTCCGGCCGCGCTCCGGCCGCCGAATCGCCGAAACAGGCTTCCTCAGCCCTCCCCCGGCCGCCGGGCAGGGGCTTTGACCTGGGGCTTCGCTCCCCTACTGTGGTCTCACCGGGTTGGCCAACCCTCCTTGTAGACACACGAGTTGAGGAGCCCGAGATGGCGAAGAAGAAGCTCACCGGCACGCTGACGGTCACCTTCAAGGTGAAGCAGACCGACGGCTCCGTCCCCGAGACGCTGGACGCCCTGGAGGAGTGGGTCGAGAGCGAGTGGGGCGGCCTGGAGGTCTACGTCGCCGACCCCGGCGAGGAGGACGAGACCGTGGTGGAGCTGGAGATCGAGAAGATCACGGTCACCACGAACTGACCCGGGCGCAGCGAGGCCCCTCCCCGGTGCTCGTCGGGGAGGGGCCTCGGGCTCTTGGGCTACTTCGCCGGGCTGGTCACCGACGGCTGGCCCTGGACGCCGGAGACCAGCGGCACGCCGTTGGCGCCGGAGGGGATGTAGACCACCGAGGAGTTCTTGCCGCTCTTGGCGATCTCCTTGAGGGCCTCGGTCATCTCGAACTGCACGTACAGCGGGGTCAGGGTCTTGGCGATCTCGTCCTGGGACTCGCGGATGCCCTTGGCGTTCTCGAACCGGATCTGGGCCTGCTGCTGGGCGACCTTGACCCGCTGCTGCTGGTTCTTGATCTGGATCGCGGTGACGGTGACGTCGTTGCTGGCCTTGATCCGGGCGACCGTGGCGGCGTTCTTGGCGTCGGTGACCGACTGGTAGCGGCCGAACGCCTTGAAGCCCGCGACGGCGCCCATGATGATGCCTATGAGCACCAGGAGGCTGACCAGGGCGTAGACGCCGATGCGGACCGGGCTGATGCCGTCGTTCTCGCGGCGCGTGTCGTACATGGGGTTCCCCTTTTTCAACGGTTCGACGGAAAAATGGATTTACGGTTTCCGGTGGTGGTTCGGGCAGACCTTGAGGTGGTCCAGGAGCCGGGCCAGGTACTCGGCCGGGTAGGCGGAGTTGCGCTTGCCGCCGCAGCAGGGCGTCTCGGCAACGGTGTGGATGCCGACGAAGCCGGTGCCGCTGGAGGTGAGGATCTCCAGGAACATGCGAACGCGGTCGACCTGCTCGCCGCAGTTCCCGCAGCCCTGAGGGATGATCGCGACGGTGACGCTGTCGTCGTCCCAGTCGCGCAGGCGGCTGTCCTTCATCGGCGGCCCCCGCGCGACAGCTCGTACCAGCGCCAAAGCTGCGCGGTGCTGTACTTCACGTGCCAGTCCGGCATGTCGTCGTGGAGGTAGGGCAATCTGAGCCGCCTGACCAGGAATGCGCGCAGGTAGCTCATCAGTGGGGGTGGTCTCCGCGCGCGGGCTCCTCGGAGGCGATGACGCCCTGGGTGCCGAGTTCGAGGATGTCGCGGGTGACCTCGTGGACCTTCTGGTCGTGGTCGAAGGCCTTCTTCGCGACGCGCCCGGCGATCTGGATGTCGGGGATCTGGCGGCCGGTGAGGCCGCGCGCGAACCGGTCGTACTCGGCCTTCCAGCTGATGGTGATGGCGAACCCGAGCTGGTGGACTCGTTCCTTGGCCTCGCGCTCGAACTCCTCCTTGTCGAAGGCCTTGGCGGAGTAGCGGGTCAGCATGCTCTCGAAGAGGGCTTCCAGCTGGAGGATCTCGCTGTCGAGGATGTCGCCCTGGGCGGTCTCGCTGCGCTGGTGGACGCCGCCGTACTCGCGGTCGAGGAAGTCCGGGCCGGGGGCGGCAGCCGGGCTCTGGACGCCGGGCGGGAGGATGAGGCCGGACTGGTGGGGCGTGCTCACGAGGACTCCTTGGTTCCGTGGGAGGGGTGGTTGTCGAAGCCGAACGGCCGCAGGCGCACGACTCCCGGCGGGATGGACTCGTCGCAGACCACGGGGAACCCGAACAGATCGCCGGGGATCATCGGGCCGCCCAGGCGCCGCTCGGCCTCCCGGATGCGGAACCGGGACTTGAAGTCGTCCAGCGAGTCGGGGTGGACGGCGACCTCCTCGACAGGCTCCGTCTTCTTGACCGTCAGCTCTCCCCGGAGTCCGGGCTGGCCGGTGAGGGCGCAGCGGGTCTCACACGGGGAGACGACCTTGCAGGAGATGCACAGCCCGTTGTCTGCAGACGCAGCGTGCAGGTGCAGGGCGGCGCTGATGCGGGCCTGGGTGGCGGCGGCCTCCATGCGAATCTGCATGGCGTAGGTGGCGCCGTCCAGGAGTTCGTCGAGCAGGTCCTGGTGGGGGTCGCGGCCGTTGAAGGTCTGCAGAGGGCGGCCGTAGCGCTCGATGCCCAGCTTCCTACGCTGCATGATCTTGACGGCCAGTTCGTTGGCACCGGCGCCGAGGCGCGGGCTGGCCAGGATGTGTGCGATGAGAGCGTCCTGGACGTTCTCCTCGCCCTCGGTGGGCAGGGGCTGGTCGCCGTCTCGCTGGCGGAGGTTCTCAGTCATCAGTGGTTGTCCAGCCAGAAGAGGAAGGCGCAGAAGCCAAGCCAGGCGATCGTGCAGATCGTGCGGCGGGCGTTGTCGGACACGGGTTCTCCTGTGGTGGTCAGGCGGCGGCGACGAGGGCGTGGCAGGAGTTGCAGCGTTCGGCTTCGTCGACCACGACGGCTCCGGCGATGTGCTGGAGGGTGGCGCGCAGCTTCCGCTTGTCGGGGTCCTGCAGGATCTTGGGGGCGTTGGCGGTGTTGGCGATGGCCAGCGTCATGTCGAGCAGGGTGGGTTCGTTGTTGCGGGAGAGCGCGACGGTGATGTCGGCGAGCGGCCTGACGGGCATCTTGTGCTCGGCGGCGACGCGGTGCAGGCGGATGATGCGGTCGCCTGCGACGGAGGTGTTGGCCAGGCGCAGCAGGTGCTGGGCGTCGTTGTGCAGGCGGGCGTCGGCGCGCAGGGCCTCGGCGGCGAGGCGTTCGCCGACCTTGTCGACGGAGACTCCCCGTGAGTCGATCTTGAGGGAGGGGTCGGGGATCTCGATCACCGTGGTGGTGTCCTCGTGGAAGAGGATCGGCGCGACGATGGGGGCGAGGTTCTGCCTGCGGTTCTGGCGGAAACGCAGGCCGCCCTGGATGCCGTCCTCGACGTGGTGGGCGAGGACGTCCAGGTGCAGTTCGTCGGGGGTGATCCAGGCGTCCAGCACGGTGGAGGAGGCCGGGTAGAGCCGGTGGGCGATGCGGACGAACTCCTCGGCCTCCAAGCGGGGCTTGGTCGGCTTGCGGACGTCGGTGATGCCCCGGTCGTTGTAGGTGATCGTCACCTCGCCCTCCGCGTGGGTCATCCGCATGTTCATCACGAAGTGCCGTTCCTCGGCGGTGATGCGGCGGAAGTACGCGGTGGGGATTTGGTAGAAGGCGCAGAGCAGCTCGATGGCCTGTTCGTCCAGGGTGATCTCGTGGTCGCCGAGGAGGATGGAGGGCTCGTGCTTGGCCTCTCGGGGGAAGTCGACCGAGGGGACGCAGGCGTCGGAGGTCCACTCGCGGTCGCGGTTCTTCCAGGCGAGATCGAGGTCGGCGAGGGTGGTGGTGGATGGCTCGCGGAGGTGCATGACGGGCTGTTCTCCTCTGGCGGAAGGAGTGGTGGTGGTTTCCGGCTGGCGGACCAGAGTTTTTTACATTTGTTGCTGGTTGCTTTGTGCCATGGCGAGCAGCACGGGATTTCTGCTGAGCGCCTGGGCGAAAGCCTGCCGGTTCTCTGGCGGGATGAACTCGACAGCGGTCTTCATGTACTCCATGAGGATTGCGCGCCACTTCTTGTCGTCCAGCCCGCCCTCGACAGAAGCGTCGATCTTCTGCTTGAGGTCGATGGCCTTCATCAGGTCGGTGGCGCCGAGTTTGATTTCTCCTCGTTGAAGGGCGTCGAAGCCCTTCAGGACGACCATATCCAGGGCGGAGAGGTGGTCTGCGACACGGCCGCCAAATTTTTCTATCTCGTCGCCGAGTGCCTCGGTGCGGCGTTCGAGGATGGCGGCCTCGGCGCGAGCACCCAAGGGGAGGTGGCGGTCGGTGTGGCTGCGCAGGGCCTTCTCGGTGGGGTGGCCGAGGGGGCCTTCCTCCATGTCCTTGAGCCAGGCGAGGATGGTGGGCCGGGTGTAGCCCTCCAGGATCCATGCCTCGATCTGGGCGCGGTGGGGGGACTGGCAGACGCGGCAGCGGAGGCCGGTCTTGGCGGGCACGGTGCGGTTGCCGACGCGCACCATGACCATGCTGACCGGGCCGGAGGTGTCGGGGTCGAGGACCTCGGGCAGGTTGTCGCTCACTCTTCGGCCTTCAGCGGGACTCTGTGCTGCGGCCGGGCGACGCCTTCGGCGGCGTTGAGGTGCGGGTGCTGGCGGTTGATGGCCCGGTGGAAGGAGCCCTTGCGGACGGCTCCGTCGGGGGTGCCGCCGGGCACGAAGACCTCGCGCTTGAGGCGGTTCTGCAGCATGTACTCGGTGAGGATCAGCGCCTTGGCCTCGGGGTCTGGGTTGTCCAGGAAGGACTGGCGCAGGATCGCGTTGGCCTGGGCTTCGAGGTCGGCATCGACGCCGTTACGGATGCGGTCGCTCATGCTGCCACGACCTCCAGCCCCTCGTCGGCGCTGCCGTTGCCGGGGATGACGCCTGCCTTGATCAGCTCGTTGAGGCGGACGAGGCCCTGGGTGGCGTAGGAGGCGACGGGGTTGTCCTCGGAGACGCCCATGAGGCGGGCGACTTCCCGCTCGGGCCGGTTCTCAATGAGAAACAGCTGAATTGCCTCGCGCTGGCGAGGAGAAAGCAGGTGCTTTCCGTTTTCGCCGCGCCTTTCGACGGCGTTCTTGTAGAGGTGGACGATGTCGTGGATGCAGTACTCGGTACCGTCCGGGCCAGTTATCGTGTCCATACCCTCCGTTTCATAGAGGGTGTTCCACGCCTGGAGATGCCGGAACAGTTCCCGGAGCACGCGCACGTCAATGGTCATGCAGGCGGGTTCCTTTACTGACGCGTGGCGGTCGCGCCTTCCCGGATGTGCATGTGGCGGCAGCACATCTGGAATTCTGTGTCAGCATAAGCAGGCCCCCGCCCGCAACTCCAACTTTTCGTCGATCGAAGTTGGACCACAGACAGGACTCAGGCCGTCAGGGAGTCCTTCAACCTCTGACCCAACAGCTCCATGCCGTCGACCAGGTGCTCGGCGGCGCGGGAAAGCTCGGCCTGGAAGATGCCGAAGTAGCGGTGGTCGGCGGAGTGCAGGCGCCCCCGCTGGGTGCGCTCCTCGACGGTGACGCGGCCGGTCGGCGCGACGAACCCTTCGGCCATGGCCTCCTCCCAGCGGGCGCGGGCGAGCATGGCGGGCATGCGCTTCCAGTTGTCGACCTTCAGGCGCCATTCCAGCAGGCCCATGGTGATGGAGAGCATGAAGCCCTCCTTCTCCC